TCATAATCGATAGCCGCCGCAATATAGCCTGGCGTGTCAGTAGGTAGAGAACTGCGCAAAAACACACGAAGTTTGTGAATGCGAGAGGACTCATAACTGAGCGCGATGCCAGACAACCAAGGGAAGGTGCTGCTTTTGCCAGGGTTCAAGTAGAACGAATGTGTGTCATATGTGACACCGGACTGCAAATCAGTAACAAACTCGGAGTGTCGGACTCGGACGCCGCCACTGGTGGGCACAAACTCAGGAGCACGTTGTCGCGTACGCATGGATACGGCCACAGGGGCCGAGCGCTTTGCAACGACATTGTTGGCCAACTTGGCCTTGTTCGCCTTACTTTTCGGCGTTTGATTGTTTTTAGCCTTATTTTTGGGCATTTCAATTCAATTGATTGCTTGCCCGCTCAGTGCGAAACACAACACACTGGCATGACACTATATTTAAAGACCCGTGCCATTCAGTTTCCCAACCAACCACCCTCGCGAACCGCTTATGCCATATCACGTGCCAGAAGGATTCGGTAAATAGGCGAATCGATCATGAAAGGCAACGTGTTAACGGCTTGCAGCTCGCTTAGAAACTGTTGCTCGTCCTCTGGTCCTAAGCCATAACGAGCATAAATTGCGTCCCACGTGTCTGCTGTTGGTTCACGAGGACAGTCTTGGCCAGTCACTTGATAGCGCTTGACCGGAGGCGTAATTCGATACTTGCTAGGGATGAGCTGACTCACCACTGCCACGTAGTGTCGCAAAAAGGGCACATAACTAAAAGCTCGGAATGAGTGCAAATTGCCAGCAAAATCACGCCACGTGTGTTTTTCACCAACTTGGCGGATTGTCCAGCCAAGCTTCGCCAATTGACGCCCAATTAGTGGGTACCAGTACCAGTCTCCATCAACCGTACAAAAGGCACCAGACAAGAAGGTAACGTCATATGGATCACGTGTGACATGAGTTTTGACCTCATAACCCAAGCTCAAAATTTGTGTCTCAATGAGCGACTTGCGGCTCTCAGCACCCACCTCGTCGGTGAGATCTGTGACCAAATCAGTGATCACGAAAGCCACAAAATCAGTGCACACACTATTGCCATCTTTGGTATCGGGGTCGCCGGAGCGAACACGGTAGTCGTGAGCGTAAGCGACACCAACCCGTGAGATTGCGACAGTACGACGCGCCAACTCTTTGGCATAGCGCAATACGTCGCGAGGTATGGTGCTAAAGACACGTTGATACAAACTCCATTTGAGTTCGAAGAATCCGCGATGCATGTGAGCATCGTGGCGTGAACCGTCTGTTTCGTAAAACCAGTTATTCTCAACGATCAACTGATCATCACCACAAACGATCCGACT